GCGGGATCCCCAACAATCCACCTAATCAACCAAGACCATGAGCTTCAAGCTGAACCTGAGCATCTTCAAGTCGACCAAGCCTGAAAGCAAGGTGGACTTCACCGGGATGATGAACATCAAGGTGGCGGAGTTGGATGCGCTCTGCCGCTTTGTCTACAGCCAGACGCCTGATCAGTACGGCAGCATCCAGGTGCCGATCAGCGGCTGGAAGAAAACCAGCCAGAAGGGTCTGGCGTATGTGAGCGCCGTGGCGCAGCCGCCGCGCGACTGGGTGGATCCTGGTGATGCCGCCCAGCAGCTCGCGCGCGCGACTGATGGCGCGGTGAGCGAGATCACCGACGCCGACCTGTTCTGATCACATCAGCTCCAGCTCCAGGCGGGCGATCTCATTGACCGCTGCCTGGAGCATCTCCTGCTGCTGGTAGCACTGCTTGAGGAGCTTGGCGGCCAGCGGACCGATGTCAGGGTGCCGCTGGATGTCCCGGCATTGCTTCTCGATCAGGAACTGTTTCTCTGGCGGTATCTCCACCGCCATCCATTTTCCGAAGTTCATTGTGCTGGGGCGGACTGCCCCATGTTGCCCATGCGATGCCCCAAGTGCTGTAGCGGTGCCATCCGGGTGCCGATCACCAACAACAAGCTGGACGACCAGGTGGTGCGCAAGCGCGTCTGCGCAGACTGCGGGCACAAGTGGTTCACCGTGGAGCTGGCGGTGCCGGACTATGCGGTGGGCTGGAGCGCTGAGCACCTGCGCAAGCCGGTGCTGCGGGCGCCGGTGACGGTGACAGCCACGCATCGGGAGCCGAAGGACCGGCTGGCAGCGCTGCGGGAGGCAAGCGAGCGGCGGTCGCTGGAGGCCGACACGCGGCACCGTGTTGCGAAATGTGACTGACCCCTTGGCAGGATGCGCGGCCTGCGGTGTATAGTTAGCGCACGGCCGACGAGGCCACACCCACCGCTCTCCAGCCATGACCACCGCCACCGTTCAGATCCAGTCCGTCGGCCGCTGCAAAGGCAAGCCCGCCGGTCAGCTTCAAGCCGGCGACGTGACCATCTGGAACTTCGGCTATACCCACACTTTTGTGGGCTTTGCCAAAGAAACCAAAGCTCAAGTGATCGCGCAATTCGCCAACAAGGACGGCAGCGTCTGGGAAAAGCGGATGGGCAAGGATCGCCTCGTTGCAATCGCCTGAGCCCTCCGGGGCTCTCCATTTATTCCATCAACGCCATGATCAACCGCATCAACAACGCCATCTGCCTGCTGGTCGTCGCTGCCGTGTTCGCAATGATCGGCATCGAAGCAGGCAACCAGGCAGGCGCCACCCACTCCGGCAACCAAGCCTATGTGGAGGTGCGCAAGTGACCCCACGCCGCTTCTACTTCACGATCAAGTCCGCCAATGTGATCGAGTGCGTGCTGGCGCACAGCTTGACCGAAGCCAAGCTGATCGCCGCCGACACCTGGCTGCAGTGGTGGTCAGAGATCGAATGGCTGAACACTGAACTTCACGAAACCAGCAATGACCCTGCAGCTATTTGAGTTGCCGCCCCATCGGCACTACATCGAAACTCAGCACGAAGCCGCTCTGAACGTGGCTGAAAAGTTTCCGAACAGGAAGCGCCAGATCATTCGCGCATTGCGCAGTGCTCCCAAGACTGGGCTCACCAGAGAGGAGCTGAGCCACGATCTCGGTCTGCCGATACAAAGCATCTGCGGCGTTGTTAAGCCCCTGATGGACGAAGGGAGGATCGAGTACCGGATCGACCCGGAGACGGGGAAGCCGTTTAAGCGGCCGACCTTGAGCGGAAACAATGCCTACGTCTGTTTCGCTGTGGACGCCGACGATGCCTGACATACCCCTCGGATCAATGCTGCCGTGGCAGTGGGCCGAGGAGGAGCCCACCAGCAAGCACGGCGAAGGCATCAGCCGGCCTCGACCCGGCAGCCGCACCCGTGAGTTCAAGGTGATCGTCTACAAGCCAGGCTCTCAGCCGTTGACTTGGATCACTCGCGCTGAGACAAAGCGCCACGCGATCCGCTACGCCGAGGCCCGCTGGCCCGGCGCTGAGGTGGAGGTGGCGTGACTGACATCCGCGCCAGAATCAACCAGCTGATCTCCGACAGCGGCACCTACCGCCAAGGGCAGCAAGATGAGCGCCAACGGCTGCGCACGCTGATCGACATCCGCATCGACCAGCTGCGCGGCACCTGCGGGATTCGCAACCGCGAACAGCTCTGCGCTGAGCTGTTCCACCTTCGCCAACACCTCGACCTATGAAGCCGCACCAGCTCGACCAGCGACGCGCCGACATGATGGAGAGCCTCTATCAGCACAGCGGCCGCGACCAGCTGCCATACGGCCACCCGTTGCGCAGCACCTACACCGGCCTGTGGGAGGAGTTCGCCCGCGATCTTGCGGCCAACTTCAGGAACACCAGCTACCCCGAGCTGTATGCCAAGGTGATCAAGGCCATGGACGCCACCGAATCGGTGATGACCGAGAAGCAGGCGCAGCAGGCCATCGAGGTCTGCCGCCAGCAGCTGCTGGGGGCGAAATGGTCATAGCTGCCAGGATCCGCAACCGCACGCTCAACATCCGCGTGACGGACGAGGAGATTGCAATGGCGCGGCAGATCGGCAACGGCAACGCCAGCCACGGCTACCGCCTCGCTATTCGTTGGATGGCCGACCGCTCGATCAGTGGCATCCCGCTCAGCACCATGCTGCGAGCTGCCGCTGAGATGGCCGCCGACCTTGAACGTCTACCCAAACGAGGAGCCCGCGCCCGTGTCTGATCTGGTCAACCACCCGCCGCACTATCAAGTCGGCACCATCGAGGCCATCGACTTCATCGAGTCGGTGATCAGCGATGCGCCGCACATGGTCCCGGCATACCTACAGGGCCAGGCGCTCAAGTACATGATTCGCATGTGGGCCAAGGGCAACGCCCTGCAAGATGCCCGCAAGGCGGAGTGGTATCTAAACCGACTTATCGCCAAACTGGAGCAATGTTCTACCTCCCCGGACTGACGCTGATCGAGCGGTTGGCGCTGCGGATCCTGTGCCGCAGTCCACGCACCAGCTTGGTGGTGGTGAAGGAGCGCGACTTCCCGGCGGTGTTTGTCGCCGCTGATCCGAGCGATGCCACGGCAGGCTTTGTCACCGATGGCCAGGCAGAGCCGGCGTCGATGCAGCTGGAGCGGATCTTTCACCAGCCGAGCTACGGCGAGGAAGAATGATCAGTCTGTACGCCGGCCGACTGTTGCTGGTGTGCAACCGAGCTGATCGAACCTGGCACGCGCGTGTGGTGCTCGGTCCACGGGCTGAGCACCAGCTGGAGGCTGACACCGGCACGGTGCAGCTGCAGGAGGCGCTGCTGCGGGCGCAGTCGATCTTCAGGGCAGCGGTCACGAAGCTGCGGCCAGAGGCCAACAGGATGTGCTGGGATTGCCTGCAGTGGGACATGCGCCATCAGCGGTGCGTGCTGTGCCTGCCGGAGGCAAAGCGCAGTGGCGGGCGATACGCGCCGCGTTGCGAGATGTTTGAGCCAGCGATCCGCTCGCCAGACTGAGATTGGCCGCTGTGGTGCCGTGTCGAAGCGCGAGTGGAACACGCCGGTGCGTGAGCCGTGGAACGTGCTGATCCACCAGGCGCTGCAGGCCATCGACCGGCACAACATGCTCTGGGTCAGCTCCGGCGACCGCTGGCACCTCCAGCAGGCCCAGGTGCTGCGCGAGTATGTAGGTGGGCTCAAGACCTGGATCCACCAGCAGGAGGGGCGGTGATGTTCGGACCTGAAGTGATCAGCCGCACTGACCGCGATGGCGGCTACATCGAGGTGCTGATGCCCGTGAAGGGTGAGGTGTATTACCGCAGCTGCGTGGGTGGTGTGTGCCGGTACAGCTCGGACTGGTTCCAGGCTGAGATCTACCTGAACCAGATGCTCAAGCCATGAAGATCCCGCCGGTGGTCGTGTTCGGCCTGACCTGGCTAGGCGGCATGTTGCTCGCCACCATCTGGCTCACCGCGATCCGCTGAGCCAGCATTGAGCCATTGGGCAATCGCCCACTCCCGTAGCGGCGACCAAAAGGGTTGAGCACGCAGGAAATCAACCCATGGCTTGTGACCCTTGCGGCTATTGCAGGACCAGCAGCAAGCCACTAAGTTGTTGCGCACAGTCAGACCGCCGTGAACCTTAGGGATCACATGATCGAGCGTCGGACTTCGGC